ACTCTTGAATTGTTTTCTTGTGACATATTGGAACTACATAATTTCCATCTATTTTCTCAGCAGTAAACTTGCCTCTTTCAGAGAATACCTTTACAATTTCTCTTCCATCTGCTAAACACGCATATGCCAGATATTCTTTATTTTTCCTCTTTTTTTCGTTTATTTTATATATCCACTTAGGAACCCAAATGTCGGAGAGTTTTCTATTATATTCCAAAGCATCCCGTAGTTTTATATTGTCAGATTCAAGGTCTTTTGTATAACAATCCGTCATACTCCATAAACCTTTCTATTATCAATATACCACTTGATTGTTTCTACAAACCTATTGGATATCGAAGGAGCCGAGTCATCCCACTTCACACAATCATTCAAGGCGTAGACCTTATCATGCCCCTTTCTATCCTCAACAAACTTCAGCGAGCTATCTATACCATTTGCCTGGAGAACCGAGCGCCACTCTTCAACCCAATACATATTAGACTGAAGCATCTGCGGAGCGGCTATATGAGCTACGGTTGGATATGCTGTGGGCTGGTCTAAGATATCGGCTATTATCTTCACGGTATCCACAACAGGAGTCCATTGGCGGATGTTTTTACCCTCACCATACACTCGGATAGGGTCGCCAGCTAAAGCCCGTAGAATCGACGCCGGAAGCATCTTTTCGCCATGCTGCCACGGTCCAAACTGGTTAGCCATGCGTATGAATCTGACATTCAGCCCGAAGGTATGCTTCATGCTCATCAAGAAGGCGTCTTGAGCCACTTTCGAGGCTGAGTAGGGGTTTCCAGGGTTGAAAGGTGTCTTTGTGGTGAACCAGTTCTTCTTGAGTTTAGCTTCTTCATAATCTATGTCGCCATACACTTCATCGGTGCTTATGTGAATGAAGTTTTCTATATTAGCCAACCCAAACTTAGAACACAGGTGAGCAGGAAGATTAGCGTTTTGTGAATATTGAGCATATGGGTCTTTTATGCTGTTGTCAACGTGTGAACTGGAAGCGAAGTCAAGTATGTCAAACGTATCGCCAGATTCGTGTGCTATCTTTCTTGACACAAAATCCTTAGAGTTTATGTCAGACTCTATATCAACAAACTTTACATGACCTTCGTCAAACTTTTTAGCCAAATCAAAATAATGAGCCGTGTTGTATTCGGCAGCGTAACCCTTCTTATCAATGCTTATGACACTCTTATACTTGCTCAGTATATCCTTTCGTGTTAGAAGGTGTTCAAGGAAGTTTATTCCTATAAATCCTACACAGCCTGTCAATACTAAGTGTTTCATGGTTTCTCCTAAAAACAAAATGGTCGGTGGAGGTTTCCCCACACCGACCATTATACCACTTCTTCGGCTTTATCAAACTATCAGAACGGATCCTCATCGAAGTTGATCTTGTCGATGTCAATCTCACCTTCTGGAGCGGAAGCTGCGGCTGCCTTTGCGACAGGCTTGGCTGCTGGCTTAGGAGCCGCTACAGGCTTTGCTACTACTGGTTTAGCCACAGGAACAGGCTTGGCTACTGGAGTTTCCTCAACTTCAGCTTCAGGCTCCACGGCAACCTGTTCAGCGTCATTGGCACGGGCAACTTCAGTCACACCTTCACTGTCACGAGTCACTGTCTCGGGCGAACCTTCACCTTCAGGGTCGGCTCCACCAGCGGTCTTACGACCTTCGAGAATAGCCTTCAACTCATCATACGACTTGCGCTTCTGACCGAGAACCAACTTGTTCAAGTCACGAATCTGATCGTAAATGACGTTGACTTCTTCTTCAGATTCAGCGATTGGCGAAGTTGTTCTGCTGAAGTCTGACGAATCGTAGTTTGGATATCCGCCAACCTTCTTGACTACGATATTGAAGTCAAATCCTTCATTTGGATCCCAAAAGAACATCTTGTGCATGGTAAGTGCTTCACTGAGACGTTCCATGATCTTGGAACCGATTTCCCACACGAGAACCTTACCAGTCTGGTTCTCATCGCCCTTACGAGGGTCTTCCTTGACGAGAACATTCATGTGATAACGCTTCTTGCGCCAGAAGGCACGACCGATATCTTCGGAGGTCTTATCCTTCTTAGCGAACCAGAACTTGGAATGCTCACAGATAGGGCACTTAGCCTTTTCATCGTGAGTTGCTGGGCAAACTTGATAAGTGTTCTTATCTGCGCCCCTTGGCTTGAATATGTGAACGAGATTCTGAACCCAAGGCTCCGACAAGCCGTTATCTACGGCAACGTGAGGAAGTATACGAACCTTGTAAAGCGTTCTTCCAGCGTCATTGGTTAGGGTTGGGTTGAATCGGTAATCGAAGGTCTTTGTTTCCTTCTTTACACTGCCAGCGTTCTTCGACGCTTCTAACTTCTTGCGAAGCTCTTCAAACTGGTCTTTGTTGAATGATCCGAACTTACTACTCATAGGATGTCTCCTTATTTCTTCTTGTGATTATCTTAGGTTCTTCTAGTTTTTCAATCGGCAGAATCGCCGCTTATAGGTTTCTTCTAAGATACTTATGATGAGCGGAACACCCGCCCAACGAATGTATTTATATACGGTTTACTTTCCCTCAAGCACCTTGCGCTCACCGTCAGTGTCTCTGTTTAGGGCTAGTTCTTCCGTGAACTTCTCAGGGTAACGCTTGGCGAGCTTGGCTATATTCTTCTCCCAAACTTCCTCAAATGAAATGCCAAGTTCGTCACACATGATGGCAAGATACCAGAACACATCTCCGATTTCTTCCTTCATATTGACGGCATCAAACGGCTTGCCGTAAATCTTGGTCTTCTTGAGCGCATCCATAACCTCACCAGCCTCAGTAACGAGTCCCATGGCTGCATGTTCTACACGGGGCGGAACCCAATGCTTCTCAGACTTGAGAATAGCGAACTGGTATTCACCGACTTCGGTGCGGATAGCTTTTTTGATGTAGTCTGTGGGTTTCATTTGAACATTCCTCCAACGGATGAGTAACTTAGGTTTTTTATTTCAACTTCCACCATCTTGTTTCCACGATATACTTGTAGGTAATCCTTTATAGCAGTTATATCTCTTATAACCTTATACTTACCTATCCGCCCAACTGATTGCTTGCCGTCTGATAGAGTTCTAACCTTCTTATTCATAACAAAATCTTCTATAGACTGGAGGGCGCATACAACAGCGGCGGAAGCTACTATCTTGTAGTTCGAAGTGTCTAAAGACTTTGATGCAGCGTTCACCACTGTCAATAGAGTTCTAAACTTTTCATTTTCCCACTTAGGAGCCTCCGGAGTTGTATCGGCGGCACTTGGATATTCCCATGAGTATTGTGACATATCAGCCCTCTTTCTCTCGCTTGTGGTGGAATGCTTCTTTGATCTTTATTTTATCAGTATCAATAAGTTTATCAATGGTTTATTTATTTTTTACCATTCTAAACATGTCATAATGTAACAACGAAGTTCTAACGGGAATATTACATATTTCCAACTTTTTACCGATCAATGTCTCGTTCATTCTGTCATCTTGAGGTAGACTGTTAAATAAAAAATCAAAATCTCTATATATTTCAGATATCCTTTTCATATTTTTACCGCTACTATAAAAAATTATATCTTTACAATAATACTTGCCTCTAAAATCAGTCGTATTAAAATAATCCAAATAATCAAAATCTATAACACAATTATACAATAAATTATCGCTTCTAATTTTTACTATACAATCATATTTTTCAGTATCTACCAACTCTATAGATTTATGAAAGCTATAAAACATACTTTTTACACCACTTAGCCAATCTGCACTATCGAATATAGGTTTTTCTAACTGTATTTTGACAGGATTATAAAGCATCAAACTTTCTTTAAAATTAGACTCGACAATTCCCCTGTCTGGATATTTAATGTTAAACGGTTGACCTATGATATCAGAGTAATCCCACGAGTGAATATAGACATCCGCTTTGTATTTTTCTATAAGATTCTTTTTTATTGTTTCTTGGCATTCTTTTACAAATCTCGGCTGACCTGACATACATACTGCCACTCTATTTTTTAAATGGCTGTCGTTCACCATATTAGCCCTCTTTCTCTCGCATGCGGTGGAATGCTTCTTCTTTGATCTTTATTTTATTCTCATCATCCAGTTTATCAAACGCTTCCTTTTCTGACATATTCATTTGCTTGCGAAGCGCCATGACAGCATCAAATATATTCATGTTGAGCTTAGTTACACAATGATTTACCATCTTGTTGTAACCTGACTTGACAATGGCATGAACTTTATTTGGTGATATGTTATAAAGCGTTGCTATCTCTTCGTATGTGAGTTGATCTGGCTTTGCTACTCTCATGGCTTGTTCCCCTTGGGTTGAGCAGCCGCCCTGTCTTTATACTCATTGATAGCATTTAGAACAGATTTCGTCTGCGCCTCGTTTGTTGATTGTTCTTCATCGACTAACCTCATGTGGTCATAATCTACTGACATAATGAAGCTCTGACCGTTTCTCGACCAGCGTGACTTCGCTACGTTCCAGTACATCTTGTTTTCTTGATCGCCGCCTTCATCACGGCTAACCATTATCATCAAATCAGCACCATGAGCGATACCCATGGAGTCGGAAGTCTTTTCAATACCGATATGAGTGGTATTGTAGCCTTCACGGTTTACCTGAACTGCTGAGAAGATAGGAATGTTGTTTATAACACCGACTGCTCGCAACTCTTCGGTGATGGTCTTCATCTTACCGTAGGAGTTGTCTGAGAATGCCTTGCCATTCGGAACCATAAGACCAATATAGTCAACACAAATGAACTTAGGGCGGAATCCACGCTTCAACTGAAGCTCCTTGAGAAGAGCATTCAATCCGTTAGCATTCAGATAGCCTGGAGGGCATTCCTTGATGATAAGTCTTCCAAACGGCTTTACGCCTGGATCTTCCTTACTCATCTGTTCACGTTCCTTCTTCTTCTGAAGGATTCTTCCCATCAACTCGTCAACATTACTGGAAAGATCACCCATGGATATATCGGAAAGGTTGGCGTCAATTCTATTAGCAAGGATGTTCTGGTTGATTTCAAGGGTCACATATAACCCATCCATGCCCTGTTCTATGAGCTTGAACGCTGTATGACCAAGAATAAGGGTCTTACCGACGTTTGTAGCTGCTCCGAATATGATAAGTGACTTTGGACGCCAGCCTCCACCAATAGCCAAGTCAAGCTTTTCGTGACCTGTAGGTATAACCTGGGCTGGATTGCGTAACTCGTGCATACGCTGTTCAAGGTCTTCGAAGTAGTCAAGACCAAGGTCTTCATCAAAGTGGATTTCACTTGCCTTCAAGACGAGATTTGCTGCGGCGTCAGGGTCGCCCTTATCAAGAAGCTCAATACATCCCATAAGAGCGTTCTTGATTCTCTGCATCTTGACGAAAGACTTTACTTCGTCTTCAATCCACTGTGCAGAGTCTTCCTTCATTTCAAGCTGGCGACACTCCTGAATGGAATCAATAGACTCTTCCAACTTTACAGTGTCTTCCTTCACCAACTTCGGAAGCAGAGTCTTGACAAGCTGCTCCGTTGTTGGTGTTCTATGATATACAAGATAAAACTTCTTGCAGCATTGGATGACTCTTGCAGTTGGAGCGTCGAAGAACTTCGCCTCCAACTTATCAAGATACTTATTTGCAAAATTCGGATCGCTAAGAATAGCGTTCAGAATATAAAGCTCGGTTTTGTCTGACATAATTTCCTTATCTTTGTTTATTTTAGTGACATTCGGAAATTAGTCAACCTTGGCTTCCTCCTTATCGGTTGCATCGTCACCCATCGCCTTCATTGCTTCGTCACCATACGACGAATACTGACTATCTTCACTTGACTTCTTATCCATTTCTGGAAGTATTGGAAGCCAGATTTCATCTGTGTAAAGATCCTTCGTCCAGACTGTCTTGTTCAGGTGCTTGATATCCCAACGAGGACCAGCCTTTTCGATGAAGCCATACTTGACGGCATCTTCAAGAAGACCCTGGTAAGGAAGAAGACCCTCACGGAAGTTGATGAACGCTTCAGCGGTCATACCTTCAGGAACGAAACGGTTCTTCATGGTTGTGAACACCATGCGGTTTCCTACCTTTACCTTTTCGGTGCTGTTATCAACAACATTCTTCTGCTCATCCTTAACAGCATATTTCTTGATACCTACCATGTACGATACCATATAGATAAACCCGTTTCCACCCTTTGGAATTTCTACAGGTGGCACGTTAGGATTCTGTGCAGGCTTCTCATATGAGTGATTTGTTATAAGCATAGCAGCGTTATTGTTTGCTATGACCTTCTGAAGAATTCTGGAGGCTGCCGAATACTGCTTGGCTCTCAATCCCATGTCTTGGGCGGTTCCGCCTTCTTCCGTGTCGGCAATTTCCTTTTCAGTGAGAAGGTTGGCAAGCGAGTCAGTAACTACAAGCCACTTCTGGTCAGGATTATCAGCGTGAAGTGCTGGAAGCATATTTGCTATGTCAGTCTTCCACTCATTGATGGTTGTAACGGCTGGATATGCTACTTGCGAAGCGTCGATTCCAGAACGTTCCAAATCATCCTTAGAGTAGGCGTTCTCGGTATCATATATGATGACACCATATCCTTGCTTTTGGGCTTCTCTAATGACATTCTTACAAACATATGTCTTACCAACGCCGGGAAGACCAACGACACCTGTAAGGCGACCGTGAGCTATACCCTTGTTGTAGGATCCAGAGAGAATCTTATTGAGTGCGTAACATCCAGTTGATATAAAGTCTTCCACATTAGGAAGCTGCGCCTCGTCAAACATTTCAAGTCTTGACCCCTTCGTGTTTGATGCGTAGGTCTTGAAGAGGTTGCGAATGTCTACCTTCTTCTGTTCAGTTTCTTTTTTGCTCTTAGCCATGTGTATCTCCTGTTTGTATATGGATTATTTTACGAGGTTCTGAAATACTACAATACCTTTATAAATAGGAAAGGAGATATGTTGTGTTCCAGTCGTAGAATACTGCGAAGGGGCTTTGAGATTATCCAAGTTACACTCTGACAGCACGCCCTGGCTCACAAGAGACGTAGAGACTAAAAAGATAGTTGTTTCGACATATCTCCACTTTTTACCAGTTGAAGATGCCCTTCATATCGTGGCAATCCAAGTCGGGCAGACTCCATCCGAGAATATTGAAGAAGTCTTCAACTGGACTGATGGCGGCACGATGGAACTGCTCACGACGATTGATGTTGTCTTCAACTCCAAGCTCCTTGACCCATGCATCCTTGAATCCGAATATGTTGTGCTTCCACTTATCGGAAGTCTTTGTATATACATACTTCATCTTCTCACCATTATGGATGAGGTCATATTTGCGCTTCAGCGTTGGATTCTCTTCAAGCATCTGATTGTAAAGAATAGCCGCTCTAACGTGCATCGGTGTTGACTTGAACTTACCGTCTTCCTTCAACTTCTGAACATACTTCTTTATATCACGAACGGATGATGGGAAGGCTATTTCTTCGGGCTTGGCTGCGAGGAACTTGTCATACATCTTCGTCAACTCTCACCAACCGTATGGTCACGGTCAAGCTTCACGAGAATGTTCTTGATGACTTCCTTGAGTTCCTTACGAACCAGTGGTGGAGTTGACGAACGCACGATGTCAATACCGACAACCTTGAGTCGCTTCTTTTCTTCCAACTCAACTCCTTCGGTATTGAGAACCCACATTACATAATGCTTCTTAGCCTCAAGGAATACTGCTCTGGATGCAACAGCTTCACGCTTGAAGTATATAAGATTCTCGGGGCAGTTGAAATGTTTGAGAGTCAATGACTTCATGGCATTGTTGATTATGTTTGCAACGAAGTTCTGAATAGAATCGGCACTATCCTCAAGCTTCTCACGATCATCCTTAGAGAGCTTATCGTAGAAGTCAGCATTGTTCTTCTGAACACCGAATATCAAGTAGTTCTTTACGACTTCGGGATCCATAGTCTCATAATTGAACCCATAAGACTTCAGGATTCTACCGAATGAGATATACAGAGAGTCAGTGTCACCATATATGATGGTGTTGTCAATCGGAGTGTTAGACTGCTTCTCTTCATTGCGGAACTTGGTGTTGTTTACCCAAGCATCCGACGAGAAATAACCGTCGATAGCCGAAATACAGGTTGTGGTGATTGCTCTACCCGTCATGGTTACTGCGATTGCGTTATCCCAATCGAATAGACGAGAGTGTGGTGTTCCAAGGTATCCGTAAACCGAGTTGATAAGAATCTTATAGTTGTGCTGAAGACCGTCATATTCGGAAGCCATGACTTCATCGTGGTCATCCTTGGCTTTCAACATCTTCTTCTTATAAGCCTTACGCATATTGAACCATTCCTTTACGAAACGCCCAATAACACCCTGAACATCGGTCTTGTATATGGCACCGTTGGCAGCCATACACCAATTCTTCTCCTTTATAAGACCAGCCAAGTCTGATATGGTCATACGCTGCTTCATGATGAATATTTCATCAGTATTCTCGACAGCACCAGCGAGACACTTGGCAATTGGCTTGACAAACTTCTTGTCAACGACACATATCTTTGTTTCCGGTGAGATATTCCAACCCATCATGATAGAAGGATAAAGCGAGGTTGCGTCGAACGATTCCGTCCACTCGTGAAGAGCGGCTTCGGGCTGCTTGACATATCCGCCAATATACTTCTCGTTCTTTATCTTCATCTCTTCGATAAGCTTACGGTTTACGTCTGGAAGAACAACCTTCTCCAGAGCCAGCTTAGACAGGAACGCACCGTCGAGAACCTTAGTGGTCTTAACGTAGTGTTCGAATGGAACACGGCAGCCATAACAGAAGGTTATGAGAAGCTTGAGGAACTTCTTCTTGGCATCCAACTTACGAAGAAGACGAACGTCTTGCACGTTATATTCCACATACTTCTGCCAATCTTTATATAGGTCGGCAAACGAGCCGTCATATTCAAGTTTCGTTTCACCTAACTCAAGACCAGCAATATGACCAAGCTTCCACGATTCCTGTTCCGAGAACGTGTAGTTCTGAAATACTTCCATGTAGTCAAGGAGGTTGATTCCAGCTATTTCATACTTGATGTCGAAATTGAATTCATCAACGGGAATCTTGCGGGTTCTGATGATGTTGATTGGTGACAAGGCTGCTGCGCCATCTTCTTCAGTGTAACCTCTCTCATTCTCAGTGTATCCAAATAGCTTTCTCGCCCGGTTAATGATATATGGAATGTCATACCCGTTTGAGTTCCAACCCGAGATAATGTCGGGATGCTCGTTGCGAACCCATGCCATATACTCACGAAGTAGGTCTTCCTCATTAGGAAATACAAACTTCTCGCACTTCTCACCGTTCTTAGTGATGAACGATTCGTCAAAATCCTTCTCACAGAAGATAAAGAACTTTTCGTGTTTGGTTGACCATGTAGTTATGATGGTTATAGGATGGTTGGCTTCTTCAGGGCGAGGAAACCCAACGTCAGAGTGAACCTCAATGTCAAGGAAATGAATGTCAAACTTGGGAACGGTTAGCTCAAGCCCAAGGTAGTTGGAAATGATGAACTTGGTTTCAACAGCTACGTCAGATTCGAAGGTCTGCGTGCCCCACTCACGGTATCTCTCAATGGCATCCTTGTACTTCTTCCACGAAGATACTTCGACCTTCTTAGCAGGGTCGCCGTATATGGTCTTGTATTCAGTGTCTTTGCTGTTTGTATCCTTGACATAAAAGAACAAAGGAGCAGGGTGCTTGTTTAGCACCTTGACTCCGTTCTCATACTCCCAGCAGTAAATCTCAGATTCCTTGGGAGAAAAATATAGGCTTGAATACATTTATACCTCTGGCTTAGTTATACCAGAGTCTCGCCGTAAATCAATACGGGTATTCTATAAATACTAAATCAATTAGTCTTTTTACTACCGGTTCTGTCAAATTTCTCGACAGCGGAAAGATATCTATTAAGAGCATCCCGAGCATCGTCAAGAAGTTTTAGGTGCTTCTCCTTGCTGCCGTTTGTATTTTCAAACTCAAGAAGCTCTCTAAGATTATCAAGATTGTCGTAAGCCTCTATAAGATTCTTTTTTAGTTCAGTCATGCGTAAACCTTTCTATATAGACCGATATTATTCTCGTCTTCCAACCAACGCTCATTGAGTTCATTTCTACCAGCCTCTACAAGTTTATTTTGTAGGTTCTGATCTTTATATAATTCCATAATGGCGTTATACCATAGGTCGGGATTATTCTCAAGCGTCTTTATACCATCTATCAAGTCATACGGACCAGCCTTACTTCCGATGGTTGAAGCTATTACAGGAAGCCCGAGAGCCGAGTATTCCAGAATCTTGAGGTCTGACTTTCCGAGATTGAATTCGTTGTCAGCGATTGGAGCCAATGCTATGTCAGCGTCAATCTTATCCAAAGCTCCAGCATAGTCATATACATTAGCCCAATCGTGGAACTCAACCATACCTTTTAGTTCTGGCGGCTGAACACCAAAGAATACCCACTGAATATCATTCAGGGTTCTCTTGATGAGAGGCATAAGGAACTCTAAGTCGCCGCCCTTGCCCAAATGCGAGGCGCTACCAGCCCAAAGAACACGAGGGCGACCTCTCTTGTCTTTATTACGCTTGTCACGCTTACCACACTGACCCCACAGATATTTAGGAAGGTAATTTGGTATGACAACCGAATTCTTTATGCCATACTTATCTTCGTAGAAATGCTTGAGGAACTGCGTAGAGAAGGTCACAGTATCAACCATCCTGAATATATCAATGAGGTTGTTCTTTCTCGACGGGGTGTAAAACTGATAAGCTAATATGTTATTGGGCATGATTCCGTGAACAAGGTCATCAAGCTCGTACACCAGCTTGGCTGGTGAACCGCATTTCTTTATCTGGAACTGATACTGCTGAATAAGTTGAGCCTGCTTCTTGGTTACTTGACGCTGGAAGCGGATATAAGCTGCTCGTCTAACATAGTTCAAGTCGAAGTGATACGCGTAGAACTCCGAAACGTGGTATTCGGGGTATTTTACACTCATATACCTAAATGGTATGAATGTTCTGTAAAATCCACATCCGTTTTTATCGGAAGGATATAAGATTACAGACTTTGCTTCTGGCTTGCTCATGTTACTCCTAAGATTTATAATAATTACTTATATAATGATTATAGTATAAGGCGTTATTATCTAAAGGAGCATTATGGAAAATAAAAAGAGAACCATCCGCAAGCGCAATCCAGTTGCAGACCTGTCAAGGTATTATATTGACAAGGATGAGTATACTGCGGAGCTTATCAAGTATAAGAAGACGGGTAAAGCTACCGAGCGTCTTGGTGAGTTGTTTACCATCCATGTTGATAGATACGCTACCTCATTGTCATTCAAGAACTATACTTATCTTGATGAGATGAAGTCACAGGCAAAGCTGTTCCTGTTGAAGTATGCACCGTCGTTCAACCCCGAATATGCCGCTAAGAACAATAAGAAGATGAATGCATTTGCTTACTGTACGACTATCATATACAACGCATTCCTTCAGGTTATTCAGCGTGAGAAAAAGCATTCGACGTTGAAGGATAAGTTGATAAAGAACCAAGAGAGAATAAACCACGAGCTTGAGAAATTCAACGTGTTGAATCAGATAACTATTGACGACTGACGAAAGTCGGTAAAATAGTTGTATGAGTAACAAGATTTTGATGATATCCGACATCCACTTTGGATGTAGAGGAAACAGCGAAAAGTATCTCACGATTATCAAAGACTTCTTCACGACTACCCTTCTTAGGGCTATTACGGAGAATAAAATAACCGACGTTCGTATTCTCGGGGATTTATTTGATAATAGGAATACTCTAAACGTCAGAACCATGAATACAGTCATGGAAGTCTTTAGGTGGTATTCTGAGGAACATAAAGACGTAACGTTCAAGATACTTCTCGGCAACCACGATATATACTACCATAATAGAACAGATATAAACTCTATTGAATGTCTTAGACATATGGGTAATGTTGAGATTATAGACTCTATTCAAGTAGAGAAGATAGGCAGTAAAAAGATCGTCATGGTTCCGTGGCTTATTCATGATACTGCCACTTACCAAAAGTTTATATCCATGGCTAATAGTGATGAGAAGTTTGATTTACTTCTTGGTCACTTCGAAATGCGTGGATTTGAGGTTCAGCCTGGATTGACCGACATGACAGGTCTTGATGGACCGGTATTCAAAAACTTCACCAGAGTTTTTTCAGGTCATTATCACATTAGGGATACGAGGCAACAACTTTCATACCTCGGATGCCCATATCAGTTATCGTGGAGTGATTACGGTAACGATAAAGGCATTCACATATATGATGTCGATACTGGTGAAACCACGTTTATCAAGAATACAGATAGCCCACACCATATCAAGATACTGATGTCAGAACTTGCCGCTGGTGAGCGTGAGTCATTGAAGAAGGTGAAGGGTAATGTTGTAAGACTTATCATTGATAAGAAGTATAAAGACTCGGTGATATTGAAAGTGACTTCTGTTATAGAGGGTCTACACCCGTTCAAGTTTGATATAGACAATCAGTATATTGAAGAGGCTATTGATGCTGATGCTATGAAGGATGTTGATTTATCAAAGCTCAATGATCCGCTATCGTTCTTATTAGAGTATGTGAAGACGATAGAGCTTCCAAGTGATAGTGAAATAACTCTGGATAAGAAAGAGTTGACGAAACGAGTGATGGAACTATACCAGAAAATAGAAAAAGAAAAAGACTGAAGTTGAAATAACTATTGTAAAATACGGCTTTTCTGCTAAAATGTAGAAGAGTAAAGGGGATATTTTACATGAAGATAACCTTCCAAAGAGTCACGCTAAAGAACTTTCTCTCGTTTGGTAATAACGAGACTATCTTTGACTACCAAAAGGGAATAAACGTTGTAACTGGTATTGTCGAGGGTTCAACTAAGAGAAATGGGGTTGGCAAGTCAACTCTTCTCGTTGACTCTCTTTCGTTTGCTTTATATGGTCGCCCTCTGCGTGGCGATGCTCATATCAATAAAGAAGACCTTATTAACGATGTAAACGGTAGAGAGTGTTCCGTATCTGTTGACTTTACTATTGATAAGGAATCAATCACTGTAACAAGAACAATAAAGCCAAACGGTCTAACCATCATCCACAATGCTGTTGAAGTTAAGTTTGACTCTATGAAGCATACTCAAGACTGGCTTGTTACAAAACTCGGTATTAGCCATACATGCTTCTCTAATATTCTCGTTCTCAATGTCAACTCGTCTCAGCCGTTCCTCGCAATGGATGCTGCCCTGAAGCGTGAAGTTATTGAAGACGTTCTATCGCTGAATGTATATGGTAGAATGTCAGAGCAGGCAAAATCTATTCACCTTTCTTCTAAGGGTGATAAGAGTGTTGCGGAAACAGAACTGAGAAGTTATATAAAGTCACTTCAGGTTGCCGACGAGAGTATAAAGTCTCTAAAAGAAAAGCAGGAACACTTTGAGGAAGAGAAGCGGCTCCAATGTCAAGAAATAGAAACAGATATAGTTACACTTGAGAGTAGAAGAGACTCTATAACGATTGATGAAACTGATTATGCATCTCTATTATCAACCGCTAAGACAAGTCTAACAAATATAGATGCGAAGCTTATGGTGCTTGTGAAGAGAGAGGCTGAATGTAATAAGGATATGAAGGATGCTCAAGCTGTTCTAAAGCGACTTGAGCATGAAACTACTTGCCCATCATGCAGAACTGTATTAGCCGAAAGCCCTATGGCTCAGAAATGGATTCAGGAATGTAAGGATAAAGTTACCGAGTGTGAAACAATGCTAAATGATATATTCGGTAAGAAAGAACTTGGTAAGAAAGCTAAAGAAGCTAAAGTGAGTGAGATTAGCTCGCTTGAAGCCAAGATAAGTTCTATTGCTCAAATGAAGAGTAAGCGAAACGTTATAGTTAGTCAGATAGATGGTAAGAATAGTGAGTTAGCTAAAACCAGAGCAAGAACTCTTGACCTTGGTTCTGTAATATCTGAAGAAAAGTATCAAGAGTATAAAGATTCAGTCAAAAAGTCTGAGCAGAAGATGAATGACTCGGTTGCTACATTTGAGTATTCCAAGTTCATCAGAAACATGCTCGGGGAAGATGGTGTTAGAAGGTTCGTTCTATCTAAAATCATGCCGTTCTTCAATAACAAGATAAATCATTACCTCAAACTTATGGGTAGTGATTACAGCCTTATATTTGACAATAACTTAGTTGAGAAAGTTATCACAAGAACAAGAGAAGAGAGAAACTATAACAACTTCTCTTCGGGTGAAAAGAAGCGTATAGATTTAGCTATTCTTCTTGCTCTTATGGATATAGCAAAAATGCAAAACTCGGTTGATACTAATATACTCGTTCTTGACGAAGTGCTTGATACATCAATGGATAACGACGGAGTTGAAAACTTCTTAGACTTCCTCAAGAATGGTTTCAAAAAGATTTATGGTGAGAAGTGTATCTATATCATTACACATCGCAATGACATTTCCAACGATACCTTTGATAGAATAATATGCTTGAAGAAGTCTAAGGGATTCACCACTATCGAAAAGATAGTTGAAATGCAAAGCTAAAAACAACATTCATATACAAACACATTAGCTACGGTCAAAAACCGTAGCTTTTTTGTTTCATCTCATAATGTATTGATTGGGGTGCCACCTGGGCGGAGTAGCTATAAGCTACTATAAGCTACTTCATATAATCTTATAAGTTAGTTTAAGTAAGTATAAAAATAGTATCAATAGATATTAGCTATTTCCTCTTACTGCATAAAAATACTGCATATACATATTTCACCTATACAGACTCACATCTGGTTTTCTGAAAGTATGTGTCATGATGTTCGCGTAACATCGCCCATTTTACGGCTGGGGTGACATATGGTTTACCGTCATATCTTTGTTTTCTCTTCTCCCCCTCTTTCGTCGGGAGTGTTATCTGCGCTGTCAAGATATGCTACCTTGCGCCTCTAACAACTGCTGTCCTTTTTGGTGGGTGAGGACTAACTTAGGAAACCCTTTTGATACATTAGACCGTGTTATGTGAATTTGTCAATTCATCTTTATCATTTCCGGCAAGTTGTTATTACCATTGCCCCTGTTTATAAGTATAAAGATACCGAATATTATAACTTTTTCTTTGAACATAAAGGTCGCCGTTGTTGTTCTGAAATATGGGAAGCGACTACTCCACTTCCACCATATCTTACGGGCATCCTCGACAAACTTAGCTGCGTGACCGCCCGATAAGTTACTTCTACCGTCTGACAAATGGATACACTCGGCGTCTATAGCGAAGTTCCTATATCCTTTAGACAGAGCATCCATACATATATCAGCACCATACCAATGGAAATGGTCAAGCATAGTTTCATCGAAGCTAAACGGTGCCGTCTTGGGAACTATAAGACATAACTCATCAACCGTCTGAACCTCCTTGCGAGGACCGAACATTTGACGATACGCCTGGGCGTAGGTTCTTCCATCTGGAACCTTGTCAGACAAATAAATGATACAGATATCTTGGTCAGGTGTTGACGCTGGGCTATTCTTGAAGCATCCAGCCATTCCAAGAACACCCCACGGTATATTCTTACTCTCGAAGTAAGAAACATGACTCATAATACCATGAACCCACCCTTCAGGAACTCTTAGGTCTTGATGGCATAAAATAACAACACTACCATCGGATATATCTCTGCCGTAATTCAATGCTTCAGCACAACTGCTAAACTCTTTGTTATAGTTTGGTATTGCTATAACTTCAAATGTAGCCTTGGTTCGCTGGTTCTTCAAATCCTCTAACAAGTTATAGTATTGCCCTACGTTATGAGAAAGGGTTACTATGGATATGTCAACAGTCTTCTTTGTAAAGTAGTTGTTGAGTATCTTATTCTTTACATAGTTGTGGCTCAACTCTTCCAATACAACTGGCTTCGGTAGCTTGACTTTATTTGTGCAGCCATACTTAACAAACGCACGGATGTAATCGTCTACGATAAGCAAGTCTGCTGAGTGTCTTAGAATGTATCTGTTTGTAAGCTTATGAATGACATTTTCATCAATAGTCTTTAGTTCACTATCCGGCTCTGGATTTACCCAAAGAAACTCTATGCTTGGGTGTTTAGTTTTGGAGCCGACATTTAGAATAAAGTTTTTCACATTCTCACGAGTTCCATCAATACAAATAGTTACAGTCAAAGTTCCCTTTTTATCATATTCGGAAATAAACTGAACAGCCTCAAATGTATTATCAACATTTTTAGGATGGTATTGGATGCTTTCTATATTTGTCGAATCCATAAGGCTCTCGTTTGGTTTTATAAACCTTTTCAATGGTGAAGCGGGGTTATTTTGAACAACTTTAGGAAGTATCCGCCTATACTTTTCAACATCAGCGTCGGTAACTACAGATAGACCTTTATACATCTTGAAGTGGTCAGGTCCGTCAACAATAGCCCCTGGAGGAATACTTATCTTACGACCTTGATGTAGTAGACCTATTTCCCGTGACGTTGTATTGCGAAACTTAGGCACTCTTCACCACCACATCTCTAACTACGAAGTCGAAGTTGTTATCCTTGTAGTATTTTATTCTCTTCTTGGAATGCTGTTCTGAGAAACGTAGGTTCTCACAGATATCATACAGGTGCAGTTTGTCTTTTGTGTTGTGGAGACGCAATCCACGACCAACTGACTGGAGAGTTTGTATCTTACTCTTACCAGCGGAAGCGAATATAACGGTGTGAAGTCTGTTTATAGAAACACCCGTCGAGTAAACTCCAACAGTAGCGACAATAACGTTACCACCCGACTTCTCCATATCATGGCGAGCCTTATTACGCTCTTCAATCTTAGTCTCACCAGTAACAACACACACCTTCATACCAAGCTTCTCAAGAATGTTCTTCATGGTTTCAGTGTGGTCAATCTTCTTGACCAGAATGAGAACATTTTTGTCTGCCTTGGTGTATTCCTGCGCTATCTTACATATGACACGATTACGGTATGGATCGCTCTCAATGAAATCTTTCTCTTGAGCATAGTCACTCACAGCATTCTGTTCTACAACCTCTTTTGAGTAAAGAATATTGACTATGCGAACCGATATGTCTGATATCTGCTTTGCGTCCTGAAGCTCCGTGTAGCCAACTTTGTCGATGATTGGTCCGAGAACCCCTTCAACCAACATAAAGTCCGCTTTAGCCTCTGGCATGGTTCCGGTGAAGCCTAAGCGGATGGTTGCGTTGGTCATCTTCTCAGCAACCGACCTAACCACATCAGCCTTTAGTCCGTGACAGTTTGAGACACATATGCCATTCGCAAAGTAATTATGGTTATCTTCTATATGTAAATTATAAACGTCGTCGGTGTAATCTATTTTTTCTATCTTTGTAATTTTCATAACTTTTCTATTGCTTTTATAATTTTTGGATCGGTTGTCATTGATAGTATTCTATCTTTATACTGCTTGAGGTAGTGTTCGTCTATAATAACTATATTATATCCGTTTTTTCTACACCAACTTTTAGCATATTTCATTTTTATTTTATTGATACTATTATCTACTAATTTTGAAGGTTTTATTTCGTATAGTGTATGTGTTTTATAATCAACAAAATCAACTATATATGTATGAGATATACCACCGAGGTCTTTGTATTGTATACGCACTTTTTCATATTCATATCCAGTCAATATCCAAAACATAGCCTCCCAGGTGCTTCTAAATAAATATTCGCAATTGCCTTCTATTTTTATTTTACATCTACTATTAGCCCAACTGTTAGTAATGCAAGGCGTAAAACTACCATCAAGAATCTTAGCTTTTATTTTTACAGACTGTTTACGAGCCGCTTCCTTCTTAGTAAAATCTGTCATCTTATGACATGGATTTTTATCCCCGCACCGCAATTTAGAATTTAACTTATTATAACAAGTCTCGTTACCACAAGTATGACAGTATCCTTCGGTGAATGTAAAATACTTAGACTCCATTCCACATATTTTACAGTATTTTTGCCCTATACAAAAATCATACATTATTTTACTTATTGATGGTGAAGTATTTTTATGTATAATATTACCAAAAATACATTCATATATACTTCCTAAATTACGGTCTAAAAACCACTTATGTAAGTTTTGCGACCACCGCAGCGATTCCGACTTCAGTATACGATATAAATCTTCTTTATTGTAATTTTCAATTCTTATTGAATCGTATGCTGATTGTATTATAGGTTTCATATATGTATTTATATGCCTTTTAGACCATGACACTATATATTTTTTATATCATCATCAACACTTAAATCTTCTGCTTTTTTCCAACTACCGTCCGATAACATTACCTTATGATTGCCTGTTATAAGTAGAGTGTTACCGTCACTCGTAGTTATTTTATACATTTGGTTATTCTTTGATAAATTGGAATGTAATTTTACAACGGGTTTATATTCGACTGTTCCTGTAGTTTCATTTACAGTTTTTACAATATCACCAACACCTATATCTTTTATAAGCTTGGTGGTTCCATCCGCCATTGTTATTTGTGTAGATGGGTGTAGACACTCATCCACTATCATAATAGTAAACTCTTTCAGGAAATCCTTCTGCTTGTATATAGACTGCCATGTTGATACTATGTAAGGCTGGTCAGTATCTTTTTGATACCCACAGTATTTTCCTATAAGGTCTTCAGGAATTCCATACGCAGTCATGTTCTCAACAAACTGCTCAACAAGGTCAAGCTTAGGAACTAAGATAAGTATCTTGTTATCTTTATTGCTGTTATACAGGTAATTTATAGTAAGGCTTATAGTAAGCGACTTACCTGACGATGTAACGTGTTCACATATACCTCTCTCGAAATAGAGAGACTTCAATGCTCCACGGTATTGATGGGTGTAAGGAACAACACCAGAATCCAATGTCTCTTCTGTAATACGGAAGAAGTCTTCTTTCAGAGCATCCTTATCTTTATTGGTCAACTTCTGAAACATTGGGTCAACAACAAGCTCATACAGTTCATCATTCTGAACATATTTCAGAAGTCTGTGGTATATGCCAGTATAGAACGTTCCGTTGAAGTTTAGGAACCTAATCTTGCCGTCCCAGCGACCAGACTTGTATGCTGGCATGAAGAAATAGTTTTCTACAGGAACCGCAAACCTCTTGATAGCGGCATCCATAAGCCTCGGATCATCACAGAGCAATTGCCCGTAAATGTTGTTTATCCATACAAAAGTTATCTTCGGCTTATCAGAGTTTTCCACTCATATATTATATAGCCTTATCTACCATTCTCCGACTTTTTTATATCAGCAATAGTCTTCAAGTCAAACCGCTTAGACTTGAGCAGATCAAGAACTGACTGAAGATATTCAACTAATTCAAGCTGGTTCTGTAGGATGGCTTTTGCCTTGGCTATTCTGTTACTGCGTATAACAAACCCATCCAACTCGGATGTGGTTCTCAACATAAGCGGGTTACGCTTTGCGTTCTCTACCTCTTCGGCATATATTCTCTCAAACTTAGCCTTCAAGCGGAAGTATAGGTGCTTCTCATAGGCATGACGATCAGTAAAGCGCATCGCAGCCGAGTGACAATTTATAATTTGTATATCTAAATCCTCATCCCTCTTATATAATACAGCCTGTTCTGCCTCACTTTTGACCTTCTCATACTTTTCGAAGAACTTTACGTCAATATCCTTTATAATATCATCAATGGATTGTTCTACTATTTCATCTTTAGCAGTTTCGGCAACGTCGGTCATATTTCCTCCACAGGTATGTAGCTGATTTTGGGAATGTCACAAATAGGTTTATCTTTTATAAATAGATTATACGAAAGAGGGCGATTATACAATGGCTATGAATATTGACGAAAGTATCACGCTTATTGAGCAGGAGAAGATAAATCCCGTATCGGATGAGTCTATCAAAGAGGTATTCTCTGTCATAAAAAGTCAGGATAGTGATATGTCTATTCTACTTGACATGATGCTTCGCCTCATAATAGAACTTGAAGATCGGAATAAGAAGACCTTATACATGACAAAAGTGTTGAAGTTCTACGGTTTCAATAGTAATGACATTTTATCTACCCGCCAGAGAATCGTTATAGAGGATGGAATGCTCGTCAAGGCTCCGTTCCTAAAGAATAAGCAAAAAGAACTCATACAGATGTTACTTGACCAACTGGAAGTAAAGGTTCTCTAATATGTCTAAAAACTCATTCAAGAAGTTCTATACAGAAACCGTAGCAGCAAAAGTTGATGAGGTTCCTACTCCACCAATGGCAGCCCCTTGGGATGTTGTGCTGTTTGCAGGTGACTACAATCCAATAACCAAGGATGAGTATGCCAGAATTTGTCAGTTTGTCGAGACGTATATCAAGAAAGCTGCTGGAAAGTTCAACGAGAAGGTAGATATCGGGCTTGTAACCGATTATGACAAGTCATATGAGAACGATGTTGCCAATCAGCTATCGTATGATCTATCCATGGAAGAACGTGACTTTATAGCCACCAAGTTCTTCGGGTTGAAGATATTTCCAGTCAAGTTTGATAAAATGTTGCACTTCTTGAGGAATGACCCACAGAGTTCTTCTAATCCAGAGTTCATGAAGGATGTCAACGAGATGGTTGTGGAGTTCAAAGAGAGCTTCCATGGATCAAACGTTCTCATCGTTCTTAGACCAGAAGACGCTAAGGATATAGCCCAGCTTGAAGAGATTGCTCAGGTAGCCCGTGGTGGGTTGAACCTTGGCTTCTTAATCTGGAAGCACGACCCCGCTTCAGAATCCAGACTATTCGGCAAGAGCATACCTATCGTCGGTGAGATGATAAAGGCGATTACCCTTCTTGACTTGGAGCGCCCAAATCCAGAAGACATCAAGGCATTTGCGCACAAATATAAGATACAGCAGTGGGTAAACGAGATACGGAAGATACACTTCAAGGTCGATAACGATAGGTATCTTATAGCATTTAGATGCATATTTCCAGACCTTATCATATCTCAGACGGCAGATGATTCATCGTTGGATGCTAACGCAAAAGTAGCCATGGCTATGCTGAAGACCATGTATATGAAGAATGTTGTAGAGTCTAAATAATCCTTATTATAAATAAATATAAAGTTTTAGGAGAAACGTATGTCAAACTGCCCATTCTGCGGATCATCTAAGGTTAGCAAGACCTTCAATTTTAACGAATATACTTGCGACCTCTGCGAGTGCGACTACAAGCACCTATCCAGTGGAATCAAGATATTCCAAGAGGGTTCTTGGGCTAAGTTCTGCGGAAGCATAACTGAAGCCGTATCCTCCAAGGTAGAGGGTGCCAACGTTGTTGACCTTATCTCCAAGGTCATGCGTGGCTACTCTAAGGGATCGCCCAATGATATAGATGTCATGATTGAATCATTGACTTCTATTGCTGGAACCCTAAGTTCCGAGATGAAGGTCAAGCTCCGTGGTAAGAACGACTTTATCGTTGTTATGGAACAGATTGATACGGTTGTTCGTGCCGCTCAGACTCTCCACAAGCGTCAGAATGACCTTGGCATCAAGGTTCGCCTCAATGAAGGCATTCTTGACTGGTTCAAGGGAGAAGCCGAGCAGGAGCCAGCAACCGATTATCCAGATGACACGGATGAAGTTGAAATGCGTAGAAAGATGAATGCAGCAGCCGCCGCAAAGTCACAGGCTGGTGTAGCAGGAGCCTCGCCAGTAGAAGAAGGCGCTATGTCAGACCTTGATATCATCGCCCAGGAAGCTGCCGAAGCTCTTGGTGCCGCTGGTGAAGTTCAGGATGAAGACATCATAGCTTACGTTCAGCAGAACCACCCTGACGAGATTGAACATGTCAACCTCATCGTTCAGGCAGTTCATGACCATGTTTCTGGTGGAGTTGAAGAGTCAGCCCCAGGAGCCGAAGTTATAGACGAACTCGTTCCTATCTACAAGCTTGAGAAGCTTGATGATCCTAATGCCAAGCCAGATTTGGGAATAGAAGCTGGCGATGAAGTTAGCGATGAAGATGGTGAAATAGAAGTCAAGCTTGGTGAAGACGAAGATCCATTCGCTGCCGATGCTGGCGCTGGTGGAGAAGCTGCTCCAGCCGAAGGTGGAGCCGATGCTGGTGGTGACGCAGGAGCCGACCCATTTGCCGCTGAAGGTGGAGATGCAGGCGGAGACGCCGCTGCTCCAGCCGAAGGTGGGGATGAAGCTGGTTCAGATCCATTCGCTGCCGATGGTGGTGACGCAGGAGCCGATGCAGGCGGCGAGGAAGACGCTATAGCAAACGTGCAGGATGCTGCTGAAACCGTTCAGGATAAGTTCAAGCGCCTCGAAACCAAGATTGATGACCTTCTTACCGCAGTTACCGGATTAACTGGTGAAGAGTCAGCCGAAGGTGGAACAGAAGACGCTCCAGCCGAAGGTGGAGATGAAGCTGGTTCAGATCCATTTGCCTCTGAAGGTGGAGATGCTGAAGCTGCTCCAGCCGAAGGTGGAGACGCTGCTCCAGCAGGCGACGATCCATTTGCTGAAGCTTACCTCCGCACATTCGCAGAAGCAAAGAAGAAGGATGTTCGTGGTAAGAGAGAGTTCTTGACCAAGCGTGGTGAGAATACGGTTGGAGCATATCACCGCAAGGCTGATAGCACAGCTACTCGTGCAGAAGCAGAGAAGTCGGGCGATGCATTGCAGACTGATATGACTGCTGAAGAGACAGAAGAAAAGATACCATTTACAGAGGAACCAAAGGAACTTATGGATAAAGACACTGAAAGCAATGGTCCAGGCGCAACCAAGAAGCCAACCGGCAAGGTAGCCTACCGTGAAGGATTCAACGGATTCAGAGTTGGCGACGAAGTTCTCGTTGAGAAGTCGGTCGATACTTGGAATATCCTCACAATCAACAAGAATATCTTCACTCTTGGTCGTGGCAAGACAACCACCAAGATTGATATCTTCACCGAAAGCATCCGCCACGCCGACTCGAAGTTGGAATGGCAGGCAACAACCGAGCTTATGGGCGAGTCGAAGAGACGCTGGGCATCTGTAGCCGCTAACTATGTTACTGAAGGTGAAACTCAGGTAACAGGAGTTGTCGGTCTTGGTGGTGGAAACCGCCTCGGTGGTCAGAAGTTCGGCGCAGAAGACCTCGCAACCGATAAGATCGGAACCGTTGGTTCAAGTGCTGCCGACCGTAAGGATATCTACAAGTACATCAAGGATAACGCTCTTCACCGCTGCGCCCGTGAAGTCGCTATTCAGAGAGTATGCGAGAGATTCACCAATCCACTCGAAGAGATAAACAACATCGTTGACGATGCCGTTCTCTCGGAAGACACAACTCAGGTCGAGCAGATCGACTCGCAGTATAGCTACCGTTCTGCTCCAATTGGTGAGCATGCTCTCCGTCAGGCATTCCAGCGTGGCTGGAAGTCTGTCAATGAGTCGGAAGCTAAGGAAGTCAAGCCAGTCAAGAAGATGGTTGAGTCTGTAAAGGCAACTTCCTACAGAACTGCCGAAGACGCTCTTATCGACGGTCTTGGAAGAACTGCTGCTGACAGGCTCTCGGGAAGATAATCCATCAACCTGTTATAATGGTTACATGACTATTATTAATACTATAAAATCCACCGCTCAGTATATGTGTCGGTGGATTTTTGTTGAGTGTAAGTATCTAAAGTATAGAATAAGAACTGATATACTGAGAAGACCCGATAGATTTACCGAATTGCAGTGTATTTCAATTAACAATAATGACGTTGATGAAAATTATAGACTAAACAAGGTTCTGGAAAGGAGGATAAATAATGACGAAAATATTAGAGAGAAGAGAAGACTTGAAAAAAAGGGAATTAGCCAGAAACTTGTTTATTAAAATATTCTATGCTATCCGCCGCTATACAATGAATGTAAGCACTCTTTAGATGACTCCCACGAACTGCATTATAACGATATGAAAAACAAACCTAAAATGAAGTCTGAATCTAAAACAGAATCTAAAATAATCGAAGAAGTAGAACGTAATCAAGAGGCTTACTCGCTTGTCGAGGCTCGCTCTCTGGATTATGCCGTTGTTTACGCAATCTCCAACCGATTCTGCATGCCGATCAAGAAGTGGAAGGCATTCAAGCTTGGAATCATTGACGAGAAGGGCAACATCCTCAGACCACTCAAGTCCGACGAAGACCGCAAGGCGTTCACTCCGCTTGATAACGTCTGCATACGAATCAAGCGTTTGATTCCACAGCACCTTTGGTATCTCTTGACATTCACACAGATATTCAAGGGCTTCGTAACCTACTCAACCTACAAGTCATACTACGAATCCGCTAAGAGCCAGGATGACCTTCTCAAGATAGAAGAGAAGCGCCTGTCTATTATGCGTGCTAAGAAGCAGCTTGATGAGATAGTCAAGAACAACCCAAATTTCACTGAAGAAGAGTTCTGGAGCCATGTAGCTTCTGCGGAGGATGTTGACAATGGGTAAAGAAGACCTATTCTCCGACATTGATAAGATTCC